CACATGCAAGCCACTAAGGCCGGCGATAGAGTAGGTATAAAAGGATACGAAAACCAAACAATAATGAACGACCCATTTACTCTCAGACGCCCACCAAGACGCCAAAACAATGTAAAAGGCGAAGAAGGCATGGAACCGATAATGTCAATTTGCATGAGTATCATACATGAAAGTGTTCTGAGCAACTATGCAAAGTTATTTGCTGACCGCGAAGCATACAATGATGGTACGATAAGTAGAACTAGCTTTATCTTTGTCGACCCCCATATTAGTAAAAGCGAGAAAAATAAACACTCTAGTAGTGCGAGAATCACTGAGGATAGTTTGAATATAATGAAATTACTCGCGGACAACTATATAGAACATGGCGACCCAATACACAAACACACTGGCATGGTGGAATTAACAGATGTGGACTGTACTGGCGAAGTGGATGATTTATTCGATAGTTTAGAAGATTTGTATATTGATAAAAAGAATAGATCAACTAACGAAGTAGAAACAAGCATCTACGCAAGAAAATTAGTATTAATCAAACAGACAGCAAAACTACTCGCCGTCGCCGATAACCCACTAACTCCGCGCGTAACGTTAGAACACGCAAGGTGGGCAATAACTCGATCAGACAAGGTATCATCTAATTTATTTTACAACGCCACAAGAGGCGGACTAAGCGGCGCAATGCCTCAATTAATAGTCGCAGCCCTCCAATGGTGTTCAGTATATCTAAAAGGAAAAAGCCGCGCCAAACCACACAAAAAGGAAGTACGCGAACAAACAATACACGCACGGGTATTTAGAAGAAGCTTCTTCAACGGCCAGGATAGAATAATCGCCCTCCTAAAACAAGAAAACGCCTACAAACACCGCGATAATGTATATATTTATAATAGTTTAATTAGGGAGATGTGCGATAGTAGTCTGATAAGACTATTAAGTAGAAATAATATATTTGGTTTAGCGTATGAGAGAACAGACTCGGTGAAAGATTTTAAGGTACTTGGAACACTGGTTAAGTTGACTCCCTACGTAAAAAATAAGCACAGGACAGTCAAATAAGCCCATTTAGGGTGTATAAACCCTTTCCGCGGTGGTAGTGTATGGATAGGGTATATTCGCAGTAGACAGTGTATTAGGGACTGAGTTATGAGTGAATTGAATTTTAGAACATACAAGTCAAAATGACGTTTTTGCAGAACATCCTTGGGCCGTTTACTTGCATCTATATTTTGGCCTACCCTAAAAAGTTAATGAAATCAAGGGGTTAAGTGCGGTTTTTGCAACATGCAAATTCACCTCCGGTGCACCCCCCTTGAAAGGGTAAGGGGTATATATAATAAAATAATAATATATATATAAGTATATGAAATCATTAAAAACATTACACACATAAAACGCTTGCATGTAACTAAAAGAACAGTCCCCTGTTGTAATTGCATTATGGTGAGGACTTTGCCCTATCACCGCGGGTTTACTACAGGCACAAAAATACCCCAGCGAAGGGGCATTAAGGGGACTGTTACTAGACGATATGAACTAGCCATAGGAGTATGGCGAGTGGCCATAAACCAGTAAGTGCGAGGGCTAGTATTGCGCCTAGTATGAAGAATTCATATAGCATACTATTGGCCTCTCAGTTTTTGACTGTTCAGTTCAGTGGCGAATACTTGAGCAACGAGTGGATTGAGTGGCTTGTAGTCGCACAGGTAATCTTCTATCTTGGAGTACGACGCATCATATATGTGATTGCGAAGGGTATGCTCAACGGCTGTTTTGATATTGGGGTACTCACCCATGGAGCACTCGCCAGTGTCCCAGCCACCATCGCCCGTGCTGAACGTGTAGTCCCAGCCGACCAGTATATAATTAGAGCCATCACCGCGGAGTCTATTCGTGAATGTATAACCTTGTTTTTTCAGGTAGTGTATCATTTTATGCACCTTGTTTTGATTGTGAGTGATAATTCACCCCGTAAACCCCCTTAATCAATCAGTATTAATCAATCAAAGGGGTTTAAGGGGTAAACCTACCCATTTGTAAGGGTAGGTGTTAAAACGGGTTTAACCGTTGATTTGACGTGCATATTCAATCATGTAGGAAAGGTGCGAAATGACTGTTTTACCCGTTGAAGGTGCCCAGCCAAATTTATCACATAAGGCTTGAGCAATGTCAGCATTGGAATCACCTGCATTTTGACACGCAATAATGTGAGCAACGATGTCAGCTTTGTTAGCACCACTTGAGCGCGACCATACGTTATCAAGCAATTCAGTGGCATGCTTGCCGTCAATGTCATGCTCAAATAGTAGCCAGCCTTTACCTTGTTTACGACTCTTACCCGCGGCCTTCATACTAGCCAGTGCATCGATGATGTCATTGTCAGACTCAGGCTCAGCGTCGAACAATACGTTATTGAAGAAAGCAACCAGCAATTCAATCAGTTTAGCCTTGTTCATACCCTTAAGCTGTTTGAATAACTCAGTGGCTTGAGCCACATGTTGTGGTTCAACCTTGTCAGGGTGTATGGCTTGCTTGGCCATTTTAAGTAATGTTGCAACAGTCATTTCATTTAGTTGTTGTTTGTTGTATGTGTTCATTGTGTTCACCTTGTTTAACTTGTTTAAGTGGTGGTGGGCAGTGCGCCCCTCACCTGTTACCCACTATACACCAATGTATAAACAAGTCAAGTATTATATCATTTATTTATTGCATGACTATATACCTATCATTGTATCAACCTATATACCTATCATTATATGGCCACACTACCCAATGATATATCGAGTCGACGATACGTTCGATGTGGGTGGTGTATGGTGCTTGTATGATGTGTATCGAGTCAATGGTACAACGACCTGGCAGCATGGTTGGATCCGGCAGCGTACGACCTGAGCCAGCCCACGCGGAGGGGAGGAGGGCAGGGCTCGGGGGGGGGGGAATGTGAAGGTTGTGATTATTATAGTGTGGCTAACGCGTAAGTTAAGGGTTTTTTAGTCCCATCTGTAACCCCTTGATTTGCAACGCCTTTTTCAACCGCGCACAATAAAATTTCTAATAAAAAATTCAATAAAAAAGTTGCTCATATAAATGAAGAAATATTAAGTTTTCTCTTGACTTACCCCGCGGAATTTGTTACTGTTAATAAAAATTTAGAGTTTAATTTAGCAAGGATGTGAACAGTGTCAATTTTCAGCAATAATGACCCAGCGAATATCGAGAGGTTAGCCGCGGGACTTTCTGAAGTGGAGGTCCTTGATTGTTGGGGCGTTGCCAAGGATGAGCTGAGCCAGAATGACCTTGACCTATTCGCGCGGAGTTTTCGTAAGGGGAGGGCTATGGCGAAGGCTAGAGCGGTTGATTCGCTTTTCTCTGCGATGAATGGCAGGGATGGTGTTAAGGGAGCCTTATCTTATTTAGTGAGGGTTGGGGATGTTTGGCCGACTGTTACTGAGGAGAAGAAGGGTAGTGGCACAGTGTTCCGTATTGAGATGGCTGATTAAGTAATGGAGGAGATTCTCTACAAATCCAGTGTTACTACTCAGCAGTTTCATTCTTCTGATAAGTTTGTCAGGGCGTTGATGGGTCCGATTGGATCTGGTAAATCAGTAGCTTGTATTTTTGAGATGTTTCTAAAGAGCCTTGAGCAGCGGCCTAATAAGAATAATGTTAGGAAGACCAGGTGGGTTGTTGTTCGTAATACTTATAGGGAGTTGATTGATACCACGATTCAAACCTTTTTTGACTGGATACCTAGGGATCTTGGTCTGTTTTTGAATAAGGATATGAAGTTTGTTATTGATTGTCCTCATCCATCTGGTGATGGTACACAGCTTTATAGTGAGTTTTTGTTTCGTGCTTTGGATAAGCCTAATGATGTTAAGAAACTTCTATCACTAGAGATGACTGGTATGTTCATTAATGAAGCTAGGGAAGTGCCTAAGCAGATTATTGATATGGGGATTGGACGTTTAGGACGGTATCCTAATAAGAGGGATGGTGGACCGACTTGGTTTGGGTTGATTATGGACACTAACCCACCGGACTCTGACCATTGGTGGTATAAGCTATTTGAAGAAGATCTTCCTCACAATCATCAGTTGTTTAAGCAGCCGTCTGGTGTTGGCGAGGATGCAGAGAATGTTGAGAACTTACCCGCGGACTATTATATTAATATGCAGGCGGGCAAAGACAAAGAGTGGATAAATGTTTATGTTCATGGTATGTACGGGTTTATTGCGGATGGTAAGCCGGTCTGGCCTGAGTATAATGATGATATACACCATGTAGAACACGATTTACCGTTATCAGGTAATGGTACTATTTATGTTGGGATTGACTTTGGATTGACCCCTGCCGCGGTGATTGGTCAGATTACGGCAGCGGGACAGTTTCAGATTATCGATGAACTTGTAACGGAAGATATGGGGGCAGTAAATTTTGGCAAACTTCTCCATGAAAAGTTATCTCGCGAGTATTGTGGTTGTCAGCTTGAAATCTTTGCAGACCCGGCAGGGGAACAGCGCGCTCAAACTGACGAAGTTACTCCATTCCAGATCTTATGGAATCAGGGTATTGAAGCATGGCCTACATATACCAATGACTTTACTATACGTCGTGAAGCTGTAGCAGACTATATGCAACGGTTGGACTTTACGGGTAAGCCTTCATTCGCAGTTGGTCCTAAAGCTACCATGCTTAGAAAGGCATTAGCAGG